ACAAGATGTTCTGCTTCGTCATCTACAGCATGGTAAACCTTGCCACCATAACTTCCACGGCGTACAGATTCCATTTCAAGTTCACGAACAGATGCTAGAGCACCACGAATTTCTTCTTTGCCGTTTAACTTTTGACGGCTAATCTCACCAAGTTGACCAGAAAGCGGTGCTGGGAATTCCCAACCAGATACGCTAATCTTGTCCTTTTTAATTACCTGAGTTGGGATATTGTCAACAATAGCCTTCTCTTGACGGCGTAGTTCTGCTAGAGTGTTAGCAATTGTGTCTCGAGATTCAATAACACGTTGAAGTGCTGGTGTAATCTCTACAGGTTTTGCACCCTTTTTAGGCTTCTTGTAAAAACCTTCTTGCTCTAGTCGTCCTTCTAACTTCTTTAGAACCTTGTCGTTCTCATCAATAGCCTCACGGATGTTGCGCATGTTACGCTTAGGGCTAATGATATCTTTTTCCCAAGATGCAATCTTCTTGACTGTATTAAGTCCATTAGTTACAGCATCTAGGGTGCTTGTGCTTAACTGTGAGTACAGGGAAAACATTGAAGTATCTGCCCATGCACGGAAGTTAGCATCACGAAGAATGTTGCCAGTAAAACCACCACGTGCCAATGTTCCACCACGCCAGATGGCTTGTAGTTCATCGAGTGCCGTCTTTACACCGTATAAAGTTGAACGACCAGCCTTAGTGATAGCACCAGGACGTGTTCCAAACTCTTTGAATGCCTTGTCAATAACTGGGATATCTGGAAGATACGCACCATTGGCGAGTTGAGTAATCAATTGTGGGTCTGCCAAAGCAGTACCATCTTGCCCAACCATGTATGCACGGTTCTGTTCCTTCGCCTGCATTGCTTCTTGCTTAGTTAGGCGATGGTTCTTAATGTAGGTGTTAACTGCTAGTTCTGCAATATCCTCATGATGTCCATAATTAATGGCAGCATTACGGATGACAGTCTTTGCGTAGTTTTCAATAATCTCGTTCTTTACGCCTTCATTAGGTGCAGCGATAAAGTCATTAAGGATTTGCAGTGCTTCTTTTTCGTCGATAACCTTGCGAGTTACTGCATCACGCAGGCTTGTGCGTACGCGAGTAACAGACTGAATACCTTCGTTAAAGTTAACTGTAGCATGCGGAGCATCGTCGATAAGACGGCTTACGAAACTAATTGGTGTAGAGAACATGTTGTTCTTGTACACAGATGTAATAATATCGCCAAACTCTGTCTCTTGGCGTACTCCATCAATAAGTTCATTGTTATAGTTTTTGCCAGATATTTTTGTAGCGGCACCACGTGCTGCCTTATCTGCACGCATACGCTCAACCCATGCAAATTGGGAGACAGTTCTATCTGTCTGCAACCAAGAATCAAGGCTAATTGCTCGTTCAATGAAGTCTTTTTTCTTGCGAAGTACTTCTAGTTCAGCTTTAATAAGGTCTGCGCCGTCCTTGTACTTACTACCAACCATCATTAAAGCGTTATCGTGACGGAACCATATCATTCCATCTTGTTCAAGAGCAGCGATGCCAGACTCGTAGCGATTTAACTCAGCATATGTATCTGCATAGTTAGGGTTGCTTTCAAGTTCATCAATTGCGCTCTTATCTCCACGACCAATGCGTAGTACAAGACCAATTTCTTCATTTGACTTGCCAGCAAGTACTGATGCAGCAACACTACCCATATCGTTGTTCTTTAATGTTGGGTGATTAAGTACTGTAGCAGCATCGTTGTTCTTTAAGAACTCAAATAAAGGTGTATAAATTGTTGCTTCGCCTGCAGCAGTCTTCTTGATAGTATCGATATCGATTTCAAGTTTATCTGCTAGTTCAAGTGAGCGAAGTCCAGTTGCTCGACCAAGTGCATCAGCAACTAAACCCTGGCTTTTTGGTGTAACGCCGCCAACAAGTGCGCCTTTTGCGGCTTTACCACTGACACTTACTCCCTTTAGGAGTGGGTCAAGACCTACTTCGAAACCAAAGTTAAGTAGACCAGATGTAACTGCACCAATACCCATACTGGTATCGCCAAGTGTTTTGAATCCTTGGATACGTGCTATTTGAGTTACAACATCTTTACCAAAATTATAGTGTTCTTGACCTACAGCGGACTCAGCATAGATTGCTTTTTCTTTTACATCTTTGCCAAAAGTACCAGATTTTGCTACATCGCGTTGTACTTTACCGCCAAGACCAGCGCCAATAGTAAAACCAGCGATTGCTCCAGGGATAGCGCCAACGCCACCAAATGCTAGACCAGCGGCTCCGCCAGCAAGTGCTCCAGCAACTCCACTAGCAATTAAGTTTAAGCCAGCAAGAAATCCTTTTGCTGCGTCAGCATCTGCCGCTCCTCTTACAAAAGCGTAGTTAGAACGTACATTTTTTGCACCAGCCATCAGTGCCTTTGAAAGCCCACCCTTAGTTGCTTCATCAATTGCAGGAATAACTGCAAGTGGTGTATACTTCATTGCTAATTCTGTAGCCTTAGTAGCACCTTCAATTGCTCTAACACGCAGTCTTTCAACATCCTCGTTTGTAATCTTACGAGTTGGAGCAAAGCGTGCTTGGATAACAGTGTTACCAGTTTTTGCTGGAATTGACTTAGCAGTATCCAGGCTTACGCCAAAAGGAATACGACCGTTCTTTGCTGGGACAGCGTCAGTATTGACATTGTTTCCCATATCCTTTTGAAGATTGCCAAGGTATTCCCATAAATTCATAGAATGGTCCTAAGGTAATTTACATAATCCTTAGTACCCTGTGAAGTATCTACCTGTTCTGCCCATAGTTCAATGACTGGAAAGTACTCACGTACTAAATCTAAATCAGGGTCATTCACTACTGGCTCTTCTACAGGTAGTGCTAGTGACTCTGGTCCTGGTGTATTACCAATTGGAGCACCTGTTGTAATATCTTCTTCTGGAAAATCAGATGGTGCGGTCAATGGACGTGCTTCTACCATGGGCATAGTACGTGATACAGTTGGTGTCGTAGCCTTTGGTGTAGGAGTTGAGCCAGCCAATGGTGCTGCATCTTGCTGTGCCATAGTTGCAACTCCTGTTGAGCCTAAACTTTTCATACCAGGAATATACTTAGGTGCCTGTGCTTTATTACCACTCTGACCATTACCACCAAATGGATTGATATTGGCAGGATTATTCTGCGGCGCATCTGGGCGCGGACCTCCACTGACCATTATTCCTCCTACTTAGTAAATTGTTCAAAGATATGAAACGGCGGAGCCGTCTCGTTATTGTTAAGTGCTGCAATTCGCATTGCATCTAGCATTGTAGTTCCTGCATGTAGAGCGCCTACTGCGAAATCTCCACCAGAACCAATGCCATAAAACCCTGTACTATTCATACCTACTGCAAAATCAGAATCTACCTCAAAGATAGTTCCATTAATTGCTAGCAGTAAATTAAGTTCAAACTTGTCATCATCATTTGATGTCTTGTTAAACTCTACACCTGATTCGGTGAGTACTGCTTTAAGTGATGGTATTACTTTGTTAATTGCAAACTCGTATAGGTTTGCTTTAGCCTTTACTGTAACTAATGGAGGTGTCCACCCATGTAGTACTACTTGTAAAGCGCGATAATCACCAGCGCCTGCAATAATGTAACTACCACGTTCGACTACTTTAACCATATTAGGGTGGGTATAAACTTTACCACCCGCACTAACACGACTATCAGATACGATTAAGCACTTGTCGTCGTGCTGCAATCCGATAATCGTTGTCATTGTCCCCTACTTAAATTATCTACGCGTTACTGTACGTACCGATGCTGTTGGTGTTCCTCCGCCAGATAAACCAGAGAGTAAACTTTGAATACTTGGTGGTGCTTGTGGTGCTCCTTCTGGCATTGCTCCTGGCATTGGTGCGCCTTCTGGAGAGCCTCCTACTGGAGAACCAGGGGGAACAGGGGACGGTTGCTCAACCGATGGAACCCCAGCAGGAGGAACTTGTTGCTCTGGAGCAAATGTTTCTTCGATTGCATCTTCAAGTGCCTGTCCCTTTTGGCGTGCTTTAATAACATCGGCAATCTTTCGCACTACTTCGCTTGGGTCTCCACCAGTTGTAGCCAATTGTGGAATTGCTTGCGTATATGCTGTAAGCGCTCCAAGTAGAGCATCGCGCATTTTTTCAATTTCAATTTTTTCTTGTTCTTGAGATACGTTAACTGTGAATGGAAGTTCACGCATAGCCATATCCTTGGAGATTAATCCACCACCAAGTGCCTGTAACATGAAGATAAGTCCCTGTGCTGGGTTAAGACCAGCCAACATACCATAGCGAACATCTGCTGAGTAATCACCCTTGATATCTTTCTTAGGTGAGTATGTAATTTCATAAGGTGAGCCTGAGTCTACACCACGAATTGTCTTCTCTGATGGGAAAATCTTTTCATCAACTTGAAAACAGATTTGGATTACATCGCGTAGTGCAGATGCAAAGATTGCTTGAGCAGATTTAACCTGTGTATCAAAGGCTCCCATAAGAGCCTGCACGCCTTGTCCTGTAACAACTGATGCACTGATATTACCAGTACGTGATTCAGGATAACGAGCACCCACGCGAAGTTCTTGATTAAGCAAACCTTGCTCTGTGAATGCGCCAGGTGGAATGTTAAGTTCTACACGACGTACGCCTGCTGGGTTAGAAGTACGGATAACCGCATCTCCACCAAGTTGCAACTCCTGTACATCTTGTGGAAGTACAATAGGTGCTTGCACTGACTTTTCTGCTGCTTCCATCGCAAGTAACGCGAAGCGGTTGCGCAGCAATTGAATTCCAAGGATGTCGTCAAACTGTCCACGAAGTTCATCATCGATAGATGGCTTACGGGCTACCACAACCATCATCTTACCCAATGGATTCTTAGCCTGTGAAAGAACTAAATTATTCTTTGTAGGGATGTAGATGATTGATTGGTCTTTGTCGAAGTAACGAATCATTTCAACTTGAGTATTCAAATCCTGCTTGTAGCCGTGGCCACCTAACAAGGAGTATTCGTACTCTGGGAACAATGAAACTAACTCTGCCAAAGAAGTCATGTAGCGTTTTGCAAAGGCAATGCAGCGTCCGTAGCGGTCGAATTCTGGGTAAGCACCCAGTGGGTTTTCTAGGCGGATGCGCGGCAACTTTGCTTCCTCATCCAATTCAATAAAGAATGGGAGGAAACCGTAGGTTAGATACCAGTCAGCACCTTGGTACATCTGTACTGAAAGGTCTGAGTGTGAAAAGTAGTTTGATGCAATACGTGTGCGTCGGTCAGCAAAGCCACGTGCTCTATCTGAAACAGAGTTAGCAGCAGAGCAGTTAACCGCAGGAAGCGGAGCCATAACTTCTGACAAGTCGCGTGCAACAATGTCGATAAAGTTGGCAACTACGTTTGCATCTACTCCGTCTGGGAAAAAGTCAGGGTAGACAGATGCAATCTGGCCTTTACGAACTGCAAGAACGTCGAGGTTGCGACCATCGCGTTCTGCATTGCGGAAGCGAAGGTTCTCGACCCGCGCCGCAATTTGTTCAATTGATAATGCCATTGTTGTCCTAACGTAGAATTAAAAAAAAATTATTTTTTTGGAAGTGGTTTTGATTTACCAGTTCGCATTTTCTTTATGTAATCAGGGTCACCTGCACCCCATGTGCGAGTAGGCAATGTTGCTGGTGCTGACGGCATAGATGGAATAGGAGGGTTACCGCTATTGCGACTGTACAATGGGTCAACATACTTATCTGCTGGAGCCTTTTTCTTTGCGGCCATTATATATCCTAACTATAAGTGTCTTGCCATTGCTCAGCGAATGCTTCGTCTAAGTTCAATGACATGCGTTGTTGCTTCTGACTTCTGGTAGCCCAGCGGTTGGTTTGGTACTGA